TCCGTTATTTTCATCAAAAAATTTATTTAATGTTTCTAAAAGTGAGCCTAAATATTGTTTGCATTTCTTGATACCTGCTTCTATTTTCGGTAAATCTTCCTCAGTAAAATAGTAGTTTAGAAATCTTGCATCTCCTTCTACTCCAAAATAGTCTGCATCTGTACTGCTCTGCACACTAAACCAAAACTTACCTTCAATATCTCCGTTGTAATATCTACCCATTTTTTTCCCTTTCTTCTAAAATTTTATTAACTTTCTCTTCAACTAATTCTGCAAACCAATCACTATCCGTTATAATATCAAGATGGTGTTGGAGATATTCCTCTAACGATTTTGCTAGAGGAATAAAACTACTTTGCAATTCTTCTTCCATTACACAACTCCATCAAAAAGTTTCCATGCCAAATCAAATTCTAAAAAGTTTAAGCAAGTATCTTGTGGGTGCTTTTTAACCATATGTGCTTTGAATTGAATATCTGAAATACCTTTTTTATTGTAAGCATAAAGTTCGTTCTTAACTTTATCGACACAAATAAATTTAGTTCTCATGTCGGTCTTAAGTTTCTTTTGCTCAAGATGATCATAAAGTCTGTCTTGACACCAATGCTCAAGATCAATGTCTACTTCTCCCCATTCATATTTTTTGCTACCAAAAGTCTTAACACAATATTCACTAAGAGTTCGTAAAACATTTTCGCCTTCCCATTCGTCCATAAACTGTGGATAGGTATGTTGCCTATCACAACCCCCACGACCATCATTAGACACTTCAACTGCTTTTTTGCCGTTGACATATACTGTCGCATTATAACAAGGAGTTTCTTCACTTCCTCTTTTATAATACTCAATATTCTTGAGTTCTAGTTTTGATATTTGCATAACATCTCCTTTCATTCTGTTGTTGCAATATTCAAGATTAGGCACGAAAATCATGCCTAACTTTGATTATTACTTTTTAAAAGCATTTAGTATTCCACCATTTCTTTTAACACCTTTCCCAAGTTGTAAGCCTTTGTAATGACTAGACTTAGCAGAGTGTTTTCTCTTATGTTGGTTAGACCTTTGCTTTGCTCTGTGTATCGCTTTCATATATTTTCTTCCTCTATGTTTTCTAATATTAATTGTTCTGCAATCTTAACAACAAATCCACCTTTCCAAGTAAGTCCATCAACTTCATAAAGTTTTGCACCTATCTCTTTAAATGCTTGTTCGTTTGTCATGCTCTTATCATTGAGGAAGATATTTAAATCTTCCTCAACTTTTTCGACTAATTTTAAAAGCCTAGTCATTTTGCAAACCTACAATTTCTTTTTCAATTTCGGCTCTCATGTCTTGCAACTTCATCTCTTCCTTTTTTAGATGTAATTGCATTTCAAGATTTGCCTTAACTTGACCTTGAATAAATGTAACTTCACTATACAAAGACGACAGACTTTTCTTTTCTAAAACTTCAACTTCCATCATTTACTCCTTTCGCTATTTTAGAAATTACTTCGTTAACCTCTTCCTTTATTCTAGAATTTATAGCTTCCTCTACATCTGCTTCTATTGGGACAATTTCAAAACCCATCTGACTATGATAGATATTAACTTTGCCAATCCATTTAACTTTACTTGCGACTTCTTCTAAAGTGCTTTTAACTGCAACACTTTCGCCCTCTGCATCTGTACCTAAAACTAAAGCCTTACCCATCAAAGGTTGAGTATGACCATTATCATATGTAAATTCAAAAGCATGATTTTCTTTTAATAACAAACCTTCGTCATCTACATATAAAGTGTCTTCATTCCTAAACCCATAAACTGCATCAAAACCTCTTTGCGAATTTATAAGTTCATTAATCATTTGATAATCTCCGTTATAATTAACAACGGAGATTTCTTTTTTAATCGGATCAATTAAATAAGCTCTCATAATTTTCCTTTCTTTCTTTAATTAATTGCACTGTTTCATCATGCTCTTCTTGAATGGTCTCTAAAATATAAAGTCCTTTATAAAACCATCTTTGATTATTAAAGACTTCTAAGTCTTTGAAATTTTCTAATTGTGCAAACATTCGTTTATCCTTATACTTGTTAAAATGATAATTATATATCCCACATAATCTTATATATGTCAACAATAAAATGACAGAAAAACAATTTTTTTTACAAATAAAAAAACAACTATCACCAAAAACATTTATTCAAAAAATAGAAAATAAATTTAATAGTGGTTTTCCAGACTTGATAATTATTAATGAAATGTTGCCTTTGTTTATTGAACTAAAAGCACCTACAAAAGGAAACAAATTTAAGGTAGAATTATCACAAATATCAACGCATTTGAGGATAAAAGCCAATAACTACGTTTCTTTTTTCTTGGTTCGACACCCTTTAACCAAGGCTCTATATTTGTTTGAAGGTGGTAAGCTCTGCACTTTTCTTGCGTCCCACACCCTTGCGACCCTCTTAGTTTCGGAGACTTCGGAAGGATTCTTGGGTCGTGGATCGTTGGAAGTAGTCCTGGCACTTGCGAATCAAAAAGCTCGTTCTTTGTCGCAAGGAAAATGAAATGGTCGCTTTGCGATTCCTTGCGACTTTTACTAAGCAAACCTCCTCGCCTCCATTTGCGTCTCCTTCTGAGGCATGATTCTTGCAACGGAAATGAAATGGTCGCTTCTGCGATCCGTTGCACCTTTGCACCTCTGCCACTCGATAAAACTAGGAAGGTAGAAGGAGGCAAAAAAATAAACCCACACCTTTCGGTGTGGGTCTTCCCCCTTTCTTTCTAGTGGTTCTTTGGTTCTAGGTTTTGGAGTTGGTCTGCACCCTTTTTCAACAAGGCTCTTCTGATACATTCGCCATCAAGATAAAAGCGATATTCTCTGTCCCCATTGTCAAGGAGTCTGTGGGTCGTGGTGTGTTGTAAAAATTTGTGGGAGTTGCTCGAAGATGTCCCCACTCTTATTTCTACTTCGCCAGTGTTTCTTACTCCGTAAGATTTAGCCGACTTATAAATACAAGCCGTGATTATATTCCATATTGGATACTGCTTCATTTTATATTCCTTTCTTTTCTAAAACTTTGTCAATTAACTCAAAAACAATTTGCGTATCTTCATCGTTTAATTCGTCCATGAAGTCCCCAAGTTCGGTCTTGAATAATTCTTCTATTGCAATCTCTCGGTGTAAATCAACCCCATTGGATCTCGCAAAATTGTAAGCGTCATGTTTTTTGATAGCCATAATATTTTCCTTTCGTTAAATTTAATTTAATATATAAGATTTTATGGGATAGGTCAAGCACTTTTTTTGAGTGCGACTCAAAAAAAAGAGGTTGACTTGCAGAGATAACGGAGTGGTCGCCTTGCGAATCTCTGCAACTTTACACAAAGGAGACGGAGGCAACACGAAAAAAAACCCAACCCACCGAAGTGGGTTGGGGTAGGAGAAATTATTTGGTGGTTGTTTTTGTAATCTTTTTTACACCATGTTTAATTCCTTTGAAGGTGGCTCGTTTGCCTTTACGATTTTGTTTGTGTTTATTTTTCATAATGTTCCTCTAAAAAGTCTTTCATTACTTTGGTTGATGATGTGTAAAGAGAACCATTCTCGTAATACACATTGTCGTTGATGAAGTGTGCGAGATGTCCCCCACAGATATTGCCTTCATTGTAAGCCTTAAGAATAAACTCGGCTAGATCAATATCTTGAAGATCTTCCCATTCTTTTTTTATTGTTTCTGGTATTTCTGTTTTCATTTGATTTCCTTTCGTTGGATATAATATATCCCATTCTATCTTATATGTCAAGCATTTATTGTTTCCATTTTGGAAACATATATTTTCCCATAAAGCAATAGACAAATCCCATATATTCTTATATAACATAATTAACGAAAGGAGAAAAGTATGGCGAATACAATCGAAGATATGATCAACGATTTGATTCACGAGCAAGTGGATCAAGTCATTGACGAGAAGATCGAAGACAAGATCGAAGAGAACCACAGAATAGATGACCACGAAGGTCGTCTTTCTTCTCTCGAAGAAAGACTTGAAGATCTGCTAGAAGCTATCAGAAGCGAGTACAAAGACAGTAAGCTAGAAGACAAGATCAAGCACATTTAACCAAGGGAGTCGCACCTAGGTGCGACTCCTCTCAGAGCATGAAAAGGGACTGAAGTAACGGAGTGGTCGCTTTGCGAACTTCAGTCCCTTTTAGCCTTCTGCCGACCAAACCGAGGAAAAGAAAAGGTGCTACGAGTCGCAACTGATAAAGGGTTACTTATAGATTACTCTTGCGACTCGTAGCACCTTTTACCCCCCACCCCCCTAAAACAAGGGTGTGGTGTTACTATATGTATATATACTTGTTGGGTTGATAAATTCATTCAAATATATTATCGTTGGGACATGTCACTAGATGCGTTACCCAAAGAGGTGTTACAAGAAGTATTTCTGCTAGAGCAACAGAAAAACAAACTGGACACCCGTGAAAAAGCACAAGAAAATTTTTTGGATTATGCCCAACATGTATATGAGGGTTTTATCGTTGGAAGCCATCATAAAATCATTGCAGAAAAATTGGAGCTAATCGCCCAAGGCAAACTCAAGAGACTGATTGTAAACATGCCGCCAAGACACTCGAAGTCAGAGATGGCATCTTATCTCATGCCCTCGTGGTTCTTGGGACGTAATCCAAAACTCAAGATTATC